GATACAGCAAACAATGATTTACCCCAACCATTGAAAGACTTAGGTCTGAAGATAAATGGTTCTAACTTATGTAATGAGATACACTTACCGACTGATGCAGAACGCACAGCAGTATGTTGTTTATCATCTCTTAACTTGGAATATTATGATGAGTGGAAAGATACTACTATTGTACGTGACCTTGTGCGTATGTTGGATAATGTACTCGATTTCTTTATCGAGAACGCTCCCGATTCGATCACTCGTGCCAAATATTCAGCGGCGCGTGAAAGATCCATTGGACTCGGAGCGATGGGTTTCCATTCTCTATTACAGAGACATGGTGTTGCATGGGAATCAGATAAAGCAAAAGAAATCAACGAAGTAGTATTCTCGCATATCAAGAGTGAAGCAGTCGCAGAGACAGAACTACTTGCAGTCGAACGTGGTGAATATCTTGATGGTGTAGGTTCTGGTCGTCGTAACTCACACTTACTTGCGATTGCACCTAATGCATCGTCTGGTGTTATTTTGAGTACAAGTCCATCTATCGAACCACTTAAAGCATGTGCGTACACACATCGTACACGTGCAGGTTCATTCTTAGTGAAGAACGTCTATCTTGAGAAGTTACTTGATGAGAAAGGTGAGAACAACGAGAGTACTTGGACTAGTATTATTACTAACAAAGGTTCTGTACAACACTTACCATTCTTGACTGAAGGTGAGAAAGCAATCTATAAGACTGCACAAGAGTTAGACCAGAACTGGGTTGTACAACACGCGGCAGACAGACAGAAGTATATCTGTCAAGGTCAGTCAGTGAACGTATTCTTCCCTGCTGGTGCAGAGAAGTCTTATGTAAACCAAGTACATCTACGCGCATGGAAGGAAGGACTGAAAGGTCTATACTATCTACGAACTGAAGCAAAATCACGTGCAGAGACCGTCTCAGACAAGGTAGAACGTGTTGCACTTCAGGAGGATAGTCGTAGTATCGTTTATGGGAAAGAAGGTTGTCCATTCTGCGAACTTGCAAAAGAAGAACTCACATTACGTGGTGTACCTTTTGACTATATCGACTTGAAAGAAGTGGGTAAGACTGCCGCAGAAGTGACTGGTCGTAAAGTTAAGACTGTACCTCAGATTTATATTGCAGGTCAATATATCGGTGGTTATGATGACTTGATGGCACACTTGAACAAAACAGTTATCGAAGACGATGGCGAAGAATGTAGAGCATGTGAAGGGTAATGAGAAAACTAGTTGTATTTGGTGACAGTTTTGTTGAGGGTCATAATGTCGTCAAGATAATGGACGACGGGCCCAATATCGTTGAGTTGATTGAAAAAAACATGTGTTACCATTTACAACGAGAACTCGGCATCGAAGTAATTAATAGAGGTAAAAGTGCGGCATGTAATCAGACGATTGCAAATGAGGTGTTTCGATACATTGCTAGTGAAGATGTATCGGACACTGCATTCTTGATTGTTTGGTCTGATATACGTAGACGTTATAATATACATTTCTCATATATAGAATCTGAAGATTTGATGAAATGGGATAATAGGGACTTCTTAGTTGGCGGTAGTGTACTCCGTCATAGAAAGGAGAATAAAAATCTTCCCGAATTTACAAACCCTGCTTCATGGCGATTGTGGTATGAACAAGCAGTACATTCAGTACGTTCTATTTGTAATGACCATGATATACCTTTTCTAATGACTAATAGTATAGATAACACTCCACACATGGATAAAGTTGTATACCAAAGGAGTGTTGTTAAGTTTATCGTTCAACATGGCGATATGCAGTCTAACTACATAGAACATGGTCGTAATAATAATACTTTACTTGATATTATAACAGACAATTGGTTAAGTGATGAAGATGAACGTCCTTATATTATTAAGATGAATAATATAGAAAAAAATGTTGATAAGTACAAAGAACATGCAAATTTCTGTATGCACCCTAATGCAAAGGGTTCTGAACTTATCGCAAAAACATTAAAACCATACATAGAGAGTATATGCGAAAACTAGTTGTATTCGGAGATAGTTATGTTGAGGGTCAAAGGAAAGACCCTCACTTAATGATTACTAAATATAATCCATGTTACTATCTTGAGAAAGAACTTGGTGTTGAAGTAATCAACAATGGTAAGTTCGGTTCTGGTAATCAAGCGATTGCGAATGAAGTTCTTAGATACTGTAGAAAGCATGGTGGTGAGAATACAGCAATACTTGTAGTATGGTCTGATATAAAAAGAAATGCTGAACTCAATCTTAAAATGGAAAAAGAACGTATANTTGACTTTGATGATTGGCAGTATGTATCAAGTGGTAGTGGTNCGAAAGAACATTTACGACTATTGATGCCAGAGTTTCGTAACCCTGCGTTTCATAGAATGTGGTTTGAACAATCGATGCATACAGTCAGAATGGTCTGTCAGGATTATGGCATTCCGCTACTTATGACAAGCAGTATAGATAGTAATCCATTATTGAATAAAGTGCATTATCAAAAGAGAGATAGATATATAGATTTCTGTATGTCGAAAGCAAAAGAACAATGGATTGAAGGTTATAACCCCAATAATAGTATGCTTGATATTATAACGAACAGATGGTTAAAAAAAGATATTTCTGACTTGACATATGAGAAGAAACATACTATTATACGTAATGACTATAAGAGAAACAAAAGCAAGTATCCTTACTTGACTAACTGCTTTCATCCATGGGATGAAGGTAACGAATTAATTGCCAAAACATTGGCACCATATATAAAACCCATATTGGAGAAATAAATGTCCCTATTAAAGTTTTCACAAACTTACAAACCGTTCCTCTACCCATGGGCGGTTGAACTATCCAAGAAGCACGAAGAAGTGCATTGGATTGAAGANGAAGCAGAACTAAGTGAAGACGTACAGGACTGGAAAACTAAACTAACAGAAGGTGAGAAAGAATTTATCACCCACGTACTACGTTTGTTCACACAGTCAGATGTGCAGGTCGGAGAGAACTATCACGAGTTATTGATTCCTCGTTTTAAAAACAATGAAGTACGTAACATGCTTTCATCATTTGCCTCACGTGAAGCAGTACACCAACGTGCATATGCATTNTTGAATGATACACTAGGTCTACCAGATGAAGACTTCCATAAGTTNTTAGAATACAAACAGATGGCAGATAAGATTGACTTCATGAAAGACGGTGAGTGTAAGACNAANACTGGTTTAGCATTAGCACTTGCGCAGTCAGTATTCAATGAAGGTATGTCTGTATTCGCATCATTTGTAATGTTATTGAACTTCCAACGTTTCGGTAAGATGAAAGGTATGGGTACAATCGTTGAGTGGTCTATACGTGATGAATCATTACACGTACAAGGTAATGCGAAGTTGTTCCGTACATTCTGCGAAGAACATCCACGTATTGTAAACGATGAACTTAAATCTAAAATCTATGAGATGGCAAAGAATGCTGTTAAGTTAGAAGATAAGTTTATTGAGTTAGCATTCAATGACCTTGAAGTACAAGGTATGACACAGGCAGAAGTGAAACAATACATTCGTCACATTGCTGACCGTCGTCTATTACAACTAGGTATGAAACCTAAGTTCAATCAGAAAGACAATCCAATGCCTTGGTTAGACTGGGTATTGAATGGCGCATCTCATGATAACTTCTTTGAGAAACGTGTAACTGAATATTCAGTTGTCGGCATGGAAGGCGAATGGGGTTGGGATAACGAAGAGGAAGTTGCATGATTATAAAGTACGAAATCGAATGTCCTATTTGTGATATTGATACCACAGTAGAAGTACATTACGACGAGAACAAACCACAACATTGCCCGATGTGTGGTGAAGATGTAGATCCGATTCCAGACGATGAAGAATAAGTATACATAAAGTTACTAATATAGTAACGAAGTGTGTACCATGAATTGGATTTATAAGAACGAAGACTTTGACCCGACAGACGATGATTTAAAACCGTATGTCGGGTTTGTTTATAGAATAACAGAAATCGATACTGGTAAGATGTATATCGGTAAGAAGTTTTTCTGGAAACCAAAAACCCTCCCTGTTACGAAAACTCGTAAACGCAAAGTCAAAACCAAAGTACAGTCTGATTGGAAGAAGTACTATGGTTCTAACGAACAACTCAAACTACTCAAAGAACAGAAAGGCGAACGTGCCTATCATCGTGAGATACTACGTCTATGCGCAACCAAAGGCGACTGTTCTTACTATGAAGCAAAACTACAGTTTGAGTATGACGTACTCTTGGATGACAAATACTACAACGCATTTATAGGATGTAAGATACATGCTAATCACTTGTCAGAAAATAAAAAAATAATATAAAAAAAGTCTTGACTTCTTGTTTCTATAATGAGATAATGCTTGTCTACTTGAGAGGAGAGACGTTATGAAAGATTATGTTTATTACTTGTGGGTCGAAGGACAGATGTTAATGGTTCCGTTTGCGACTGAAGAAGCGGCAGAGCAACACGCAGAACAAAACAACTTAGAAAACTATGAAGTGGAACCATGGGAAGTTGACTAATGGCAAAAGAAACAGGTAAGTATATTATCAAACTACTTGATATATCACACACAGCACGAGAACCATTAGATATGGGCGAAGTCGAAGGAACGTTCGACGAGATATCAAAGATTGCCAATCACTGGTGCAACAAACACGACTACGATACTTGGACTTTTGTTATTCCAAAAAAGACTAAGACTAGACGAAAGAGTTCTAAAAAAACTTAATTATTTTCAAAATAAGTGTTGACTATTTTTTCAGGTTTGATATAATGGTTTTGTGAGTTGGGGATGACCCCACAGTTTTTAACTTTGAAGAGAGATTTTTATTATGGCATTTATGAACAAAGAACGTAAGAACGAACGTGCTCCTGCAATCCGTAAGATTTTGAAAGAGTTCGGTCAGAAAGGTACTTTGAGTGTTCAACATTACAGCACTTTGAAGTTGAAGATTCGTGATGTTGCGGGTATGTTTGAAGACTTTTTCGAGAATGATTTTGAACGTCAGTACGGTTTAGGCATCAACCATTACTGGGTAGAGAAGAACTACGCAGACAAACCAGAAGTTGTTGAGATGTTAGTTAAGTTGAGAGAAGCGATGTACGGAGAAGATTACTTCGACGAGAGCGACGCAATGACTGATTATTTCCACACTAGTCATTACATCGACATCGAAGTTTTACCAGCATTACCAGCCAAGTAAGGAGATATATTATGAAAAAATATGATTATACAGCAGTAGAGAAAGCAGTTGATAACTTTTCAATGTACTTCAGAAATCAACATGAAGACATTGGTCATTCATATGCAAGTGCCCATGGTGCACTGACTGCAAACCTACACATGCTCTTAGTACGGGCACTTCGAAGTGAAGATGAAGTGTTGCAAGAATACGCAACTGAGATGGTTGAACGTTTCCGTGATATCCATTTGAATAGACAACAGATAACCATTTAGAGGAGAATGTATAATGAAAGTGACTAAAGCGAAGTTGACCAAGAAAGGTCGTAAGATTTTAGAAGCAAACACTATTAAAGACAAAGATGGATTTATCTGTTTGAAAAGTTATTATAAGAAAGTTGTTGAGGAGAAAGATTTAGCATGGTAAAAGATAAAGTAATATTAGTAGATTGTGATGGTGTTTTATTAGATTGGGTCTATGCATTCAATCAATGGATGACTCGCCATGGTTTTAAAGAAGTTAATACAAATGTGTATGAGATACACGTTCGGTACAACATCGACAAGAAACTATCAAAGATGTTAGTTCGGATGT